CATCTTTGGGCGGTTCAGACATGGGTTTACGGCCCCTGTCATCTTCAGGCGTGTCGTCAACAACCTCTATCTCAGGTTTTTCATCAGCTTCAGGGGCTACAACTCTACCGCCCTTGCGCTCATTAACTTCATCCTGTTCATCAGGAAATGTAAATTCTGTCTTTTCAATTTCAGCCATGATGTCTCCTTACACGCTAGGACGTTGGATACCACGAGGGTCTTGCACAACGGCTTGAACGGAATCGTCGCTAATTAGACGCCATTCAGTACCATGAATCTTCATGCGGGTTCCCGTGTTAGGACGTACTAACACAAAGTCACCAACCTTACATGCTGGACCAGACGGGAATCGCTTCTCATCTTTGAACGCATCGGGGCCAACTTTGGCGACAAACAATACGGGGGATAAGAGCTCCTCGTAGTGCATAGCGCTAGCTGACTTTAAAATACCTGTTTCGCTAAATTCTTCTTCAGCTTTTGGCAGCATACACAGCAAGTGGTATGTTGACGGGTCAGGTACCTGCTTGGCTTTTTCTTCCGTGGATGTGTTTAGCAATCCCGTCAGATCAACCGCACTTACATCAAATTCAGTCATCTTCATAATCCTTGAGTTTTCGCACGAGGTCACCAATTTCCATCTGTGCGGTTTGGAGACCTCGGATAGTTCCACACAGTTCTTTGTAGTGATCGTGGGTTTTAGCACCACCACCACTGACAACTTCGACCAACTGCTTGACGTGCTCCTCAAGCTTTCTATTTAACACTTCGAGCAGTTTGCGGTCCATCATTCATCCTTTTTCTTAGGTTCGTTGTTGGCTCTCTCGGCAGCCATCGCTGCTTGGCGCATCTTCGTCAGGTGGACTTGACCGCCATGAGCTAGCTTTTGAGCGTGGACTTGACCGCCGTGAGCCATCTTCTGGGCCTGCGCTTGCTGCTGCATCATCATGGCTTGCTGCTGTTGAGCCTGCGCTTGCTGCAACTCCATCTGCTTGGCTGCCATCTCTAGACCATGCAATTCTTGGGCTTGTGAAATCTCCATCTGAAGGCGTTGTGCGGCCATCTGTGGGTCTTCACCTGCTCTAGCTGCGCTTTCCTGCGCTTTGAGTGACAACTCCTCGGCTTTAAGCTGCAAGTCACCTTTAACTTTAAGTGCCTTAGTGTCAGCTTCTTGTTTCTTGATCGCCAACTCAGCCTGCTGTATCTGAATGAGCGGGTCTTGCTGCATCTGCTGAGCTTGCTGTTGCGACGCTTGGCCTTTACTGGCAGCCAATACCTGCTGGGACGCCTGCGCGACCAGACGTGAGAGCAGAATTTCTGCGCTTTCTGGCATTTCTTCGTCGGGTGGTGGCAACGGCACGCCAAGCTGTTCTTCTACTTTTTTACGGTATGCAAACGACAAGTGCTCCGCGATGTGTGCCTGAATCTCGGCCATCATCTTCTGAGCTTGTGGGTTCTGACCAATCTGCGCCATCAAAAGCGGGTCCTGCATCATGCTGGTGTGAACAGCGATGTGTGCATCGTGGTCCTGATAGATAAACGCCTTGGTTGGTTTGCCGTTCAGGAACGCCATGTTCTCGCTGATCGGATCGCGTGGTGTCATGTCGTCCTCAACAGGCACGAGCTTGTCTGCGTTCTTAATGCCAAGCACCTCGATCATCTGTCTGTGCAACTGGGGCAAGTCATAAATCTGTGGTGCGCCTTGCGCCAGCTGAATCACAGCTTGGTACTGCATGATTCTCTGCGCCATCGTCGCACTATTGGGATCAGACACGGGGATCACGTCCACCATGTCGTAGTCTTCTTGTTTAGCTTTACGCTCGCCGCTTGATGGGTCGAAGCTGTATTCTGGCTGGGTGTGATCTCGAATAATGTCACGCAAAAGCTTGAACTCTTGCTTCATGCTGTAGTGCACACGGGCTTGTACAGCAGACATTGTCTTTAACTGTCTCTCCAGCAGTGCCAACGTGGTACCTACCGGAGCATTTGCACTCATGTCGCTGATGTTCATATCCGCGATTGAACCAAGGCGACGGCCTTCCTCGGTGATGCGATCAAGCAGCCCAGCCAACACTTGGGATGGTTCACTGTATGGCAACATCATGATGTTATCGCGCACCGTACCACTTGGTACGTCCACATCACGGAACTCACCGGGATTGATGGGTGTATCGTCACCCTTGATACGCAGACCGCGTGCCTTTAAGCCACCGGGCAAGTTAGCTAACGTACCAGCATCAACAAGCTGACGAATGATAGACGTACCCGCGCGTGCGTAGCCACCGATCAAGTGAATTAAACCTAAGCCGTACGCACCAAAGCCCGGTACATATGTGTACTGTACGAAGTGTTGGCGTTTTAGTTTCTTCTCATCTTCTTGGTTCCAATTACGGCGAATGGCCAGCACTTCGTTTGTGCCGCGCTCGATGGTGATTACATACGGACGTGCAATCTCATCCTCATCTTCGTAACCGGGCAAATCGTAGTCAACGTGAATCTCAAGAATCTGATAACGATCATCGTCCGTCAGGTTATAACCTTGGTCTTCCGCTTTTTTCTTTTCCACGTCTGTGTGGATTGCAATGGGATCACCCAAGTCCTTGTCACAATAAAAGCCCGCGACCTGCAGCTTCTTCATCTCATTCTTTGTCTTACGCATTACATGAGTAAGACGTTCTGCAGTGTTAGCACTAGACGCGCCGTAAGGAATAATGATGTCTTCCGCTGGGATAAACATCGACACCTGACGACCAAGTGACGGGTCAAAGTAAACTTTCTTGAAAGCTGCGCCAGCTAGTCCTAAGTTGTACAACATGCGCTCATGTTCTGGGCGGTATTCCTGCATCACTTCCGTGATCTGGTAATTCATGTCATCCCTGACACGCTCCGCCGCCTGTTCTTTAAGTTTGTCAATTGCGCCGATGATCTCGGTTTTGACCGGGCCTTGAGCAGGGAACGTTTCAATAATAGTCTCGCTCTGGAACCGTACAGCAGCTTCTGTGAGTACCGTTGAGAAAACACCGCAAGCACCGTTCCACGGCTCAGTACGCTCCTCATATTTCATCCCCAAAACGTCTAAGCCCTTGACGTACATCTCCACCCAGTCTTTGCGGGAGTTAATGTCAGCGTCCACCATTTCAACCAAATCACTTGCAACTTTTTGCAAGTCCCCCTTGTCCATTTCTTCGGCAAGGTTAGCGTCAAAGTCCTCTTCCACATCTTCAGGCATCAGGTCAATTTCTATACCATCCATGCCAACGATCACACCTTCGGGGTTCTCAATCTGAATCTCAATGCCGGGACCTTCCTCAATGTCTTGTGGAAGCGCATCCAACCCCAGAGGGGCCTGATTGATAGACGGAAACATATTAGTAGCCATTTAAAGTCCTTAGTAGTACGCTTGGCGACGGCCCGCGTAATAGGGTTCATTATCCTCGTGGTCGGTACTTAGGCGCAATAGCCCACCCCTGCGAATCCGCATCAACGCCAGTGTCATGGTGTCCACCTCGTCGTCGTGCTCGCCTGCGGGAAACGCCAAAATCTCCTCAACGGTAGCGCTTGCCCATGAATTCTCCGGGAACCACACATGCCCAGACGCAAACATATCAGCCACCGCATTTAGCCGTGCAATTTTATCCTGACCCTTGCCGGGACTAAAGTCCTGCACAAATATACCTGACCTGCGCATCTCGTCAATCAGCGGCTGACCGCTGGCCTTGGCCTCGACAATCACACTGTCGGGCTCCCACTCTTTGTACTGCTCGTGCGCCATGGCTTTAAGCTCAGGAAACTCGTATTTCCCTTTGACTTTGTTCAAAAGGATCACATTAGAGCTGCCATCGTCGTCATTTGTCCACACACCCCACGTATGGCACACCGAATAGTCCGACCGCTCCTTGGTCGTGAGCGCCGTATCGAACGACTGCACAATAAAGTCTATAGGCGGGGGCGCATCCTTGGTCCACCAGCGTATCCAGTCCCGCTTTATGATCGCAGCTTCGGCTGCTGTTGGGTTTTGCTGGTACTGAGCAAACCACTGCCACATAATGTGGTGCATTGACGCTCGGGTTTGCTGTAAAGACTCCAAAGACCACTGTTCTGGCCAGATTGACTTCTCGTTTTCCGTGTTTTCGTTCAAAATTGCAGGGAATTCGAACGTTTCGTACTTGTCCCCGCCCTCATTCATGGCGGAATCTTTAATAAGCCTGCCAATCAGGTCCCTCTGGTGCCACCTTGTGTGTAAAACACAGATTTTCCCCTCTGGCATGAGACGAGTACGCAAACCAGCACTGAACCACTCGTACGCAGAGTCCAAAGACGTGGTATTTCCAGCCTTAATGTCCTGTTCTGACAGCGGATCGTCGGCAATAATCAAGTGAGCGCCCCGTCCAGCCAGCGCACCACCCACACCAATCGCAAAATACTCGCCACCCTTGGTCGTATTCCACTGCGCAGCCGCTTTTGCATCGGAGGCTATCGACGTATTTGGGAAAATTGCCTTGTATTCAGGCGTATTAATCAAATTTCGTACCTTACGGGCCATTACAACCGCCAAATCTGCAGTGTGTGAGGCCACAATTACCTTGTGGTCAGGGTGTTTTCCCAAGTACCAAGCCGGATAGTAGATAGAAATCATCTGGGATTTACCCATACGCGGTGCCATTGACACGGCAATTCGGTTCTTGATGTTCTGCTCGACCTCCATCAGCAGACTTCCCAGCCGTTTTAGGTGAACCCCAAACTTATATGTAGCATCAATAGCAGCAATAAACGACAAAAAGTCATTTTGAGCCAGTTGCTGGCGCTTCCTTCCGTCAAGCTCCGCAAACATTGCCAGCAACTCTACTGCCTCGTCGGGTGGCAGCTTCTTTGCGATCCGGTCAATGATCTCGGGGGTTAACAGGTCAGATTGCATCTATATCGGATATATCAATTTTTATCTGGGATGTCTTGGGCTTGGCGGTGTTATCCACTACCTCAGCCTCCAACACTTTAGTTAGTCGTTCACGCAGCATCTGTTCCAGCTCTTCGGTAGGCCGGTGGCGCATTGTGATTTCTGTCTTGTCGGTGAACAGCCCAACGTCGCTGATCTTACCCAGCATCTCCAAGGACTTCAGTCTGATCCGTGGATCGGCATTGGCACTCTCCATAATGAGCTTGTTTGTTACATAGGTCCGCATCTGCTGAGCAGACTTAATCACCACCGTGTCGAACTCAGACAGCAGAGACTGCAGATACACCACCATACCGGGCGACGCTAAGTCAGCATCGGATGCCAACTCGTTACCCAAGAACACCTCGCGGGCCTTGCGTTTATCTTCTTCGTTGATTTCGTTGGGGGCGGGTAAATTGTCAGTATCTACTAACGCAGCCATGGCAGCGGCCACGCGCGTCTCCAGCGACTCGAATGTCGGGGAGTAGTTCGCAAGCGGAACGTCGTAGTCAATTACAGGTGTATACATAGGCGGAGTAGCAGCCGTTAGTTTTGCGGATTATATATGTAATTTTTTTATTGTGTGTTTTATTTTTGATGGGGGCCTTTTCCTATGGAAGGGGGGTGGGGTCTGTAGGCAGGGGGTGGGTATGTTTAGCGGAGCGGGTATAGTTTTGTATAGGAATTGGTTTTTGTGGGTGTTGGCGGATTCATCACTCAGCGTAACGCGCACGGGGGGACCCAATCAGCCCAGTTGGGGGTGGGGGCGTGGTGGGGTCGAACCCTGCCCAAAAAGATAAGGTTATATCTTTGTGTATCTATTGACAAGCCAGTCGATTCATGGTGTAATTCAGTTGTCAGTTAATTTTGACTGGCAATTTAAATCAACGCTATTCAAGGAAATCTAAAATGGCATACGTTTCAAAAACTATCGTCGCATCCATCATCAACTCATTCAAGGGAGAAGCTCAAGCTGTCGCTAAGGCACGCACCGCCCAAGATAAGGAAATCAACAAGGCACTCGACGCTATGATCTTAGCGAATGACAAGCCAACCCGTGCCGAGTTTGCCAAGGGCAACTCTACCAAAAACCCAGCACGTGCCGAGGTTAACGAAATCTTTGGTGCATTGGTAGAAGCCAAGTTTATCTCGGCAAATACCGCCCGACAATACGCACAATGTTTTTGGATAGCGTTCGAAACCGACGTGCCGTTTTCTCGCACGTTGGCAAACGACAAGAAAGCCACAAACGAAACTAAGGGTACGTCAACCCCTAAGTCGGGTAAGGTTACATCGACAAGTCGCACCGACTTAGATAAGACACTAAGCAAAGCACTAGCCCAAGCCCGCAACTTGGGACTGTCAGAATTTGCGGCAACTTTGCTTGACCATTGCATCGAATCACTCGCCGACTTTAAAGAGACAGTTCTCGACAAGTGAAACCCAAGGGCGCAAGCCCTTGCCACCAAGCCCGCTTCGGCGGGCTTTTTTTCGTCTGTACTTTCCATGTCGACGCTTATAGTATCCGCCTATAAAGCGTCATAGTAGTTGGACCGTGCGTGAGAGTGAGCGCGAGAGCGAGGGCAGGCGAGAGCGTGTGTGAGAGAGTCAGGCAAACTTATAACATTATAACTTTTGGACTTCGTGCATCGGGCGGGCGGGGCACAACTATGATTTTCGGACAGGGGCGAGGCAAAGTTATAACCTTATAACTTCGGCATTGGCGTTACAATGTTACAAAACTACCCCTCTGTGTTACAAAACTGCGTAACGTTGTTTTTTTGCAAATGCCTAGCTAAAAGTAATACTAACCGTTTCAAAAACTCAGAGAGAGAGAGAGATAATAATATAATATATATATATGTAACAATGTAACAGTCTTTTTGGGATTCTGTCGGTCAAAAACAGGCTATACTAAAATGGTCTCTCTTTCGTGGTTTCATGGTCGGTATAGTCTATAGTGTGTTTTTTTGACTCGTACTCTCTTTAAAGGCTGTTACAGCGTAACTTCAGTACACTACGGCTATACCCGCTACGTAATCCTAAACGTAACTTGTTGATTTCATTGCATTTTAATTTTACCCCCACCCGCTACGCACCTCTGTAACATCCCCCACCCCTTTTGTTACATTGTAACAACATCTATACTCTGCAAAGTTATAACCTTATAACTTCCTATCATCCTGTGCTACACTCGGGTTTCCTCAACTCCCCACACCCCCAAGGCATTACTATGACTACCACCACCGCCAAGTTTGAAACCCACTCCCTGACCATCGAACTCCCACTCGAAGTTGCAGACTCTCTAGCCCAAACCCACGATGACGGCTTAGAGGGCGCTGCCGTTGCAGCCTTGCAACTGTGGCTCAAGATCGGGGCTAAACATCTAAACATTGCACAAGGCTACGCCTCCGCCCACGGAATAAGCACACACGCTGCAATCAAAAAAGCAATCACCAAGGTCTTGGACGAACGAGCACCACGGCATGAAACCACCGCACCCATGCGAAAGCTTCGGGAAGATCGGGACGCTGACTTATATCGCAGGGCAATGCTTGGCATAAAGCGCAAGACCTTGGCAGAGGATTACAACATCTCAGAGATCAGGGTGCATCAAATCATTGCCCAATGCAAGAAGAAAGACCCCAAACTAAACCCGCAAGCCAAGGCTAGAGCTGCTGAACTGGTGAAAGATTGGGATGAACCTTCATACGACGCAACACTATAATCACTTGACATGAGGGCTATAATAGGGTATAATTGATATATCAAGTCGGGGATCGTCCCGACTTCCCCCTAGCCTTATCTATTTGCAGGGTTTGTTCTCTAACAATTTATACATTAGGTTTTTGTGTATCTTATAAAGTTATAACCTTATAACTTTCGCCCAGTCCACATAGGGTACACAACTACCAAAAGCCGTCGCTGTAAATACAGAAGCTCGATAGATGCAGACCCGCCAAAAATAGAGGCACTAAAACTCCCCAGAGTGCAGGTCATGGATTCTTCCTCGTTTGAATAGACGTTGGGTGTAAGCCCCAAACACACTGCGGTGTAACTTCATAGGCTAGTGTCAACGAAGTGATAGCAATGTGTAAACCATACGCACACTACCTAAATGGGTGCAGTTAACTGTATGCCAATCATACAGACTGCTAAGTGGAGTTTATGTAGCACCTCGGGATGCTACCGCTAAGACAACCATGGGAACTGGAACTGACAAGGGTCAGGCTATGCCAGAACGACAAACCCTATCGTAGTAAAAAAGCCAAATCAAGCGACGCACTACTCACGGGGGATACCCCTGTGCTAACAAACATAACTGTTTATCTTGTAGCCCTGCGAGTCAGGGCTATGTGATGCACAGCATCAAACCTATAACCTTATAACTTTTGGAGAAAATCATGGGACTTGAAACCGTTGTACTTAAACGCATCGAAGAAGTTAACTCTGACATTGCCGACAATGCGTACTTCGCATACGGCACACTATTCATCAGGAACGCTGACCAATTTAAAGCACTTGATGTTTACCGCATGATGCAGGCACTTAAGACTGTCGTGTTGTGC